ACAGAACAGCATTAAGGAATCAGTTTATTCAATCCTCACCGATCTTATACAGCAGTACAATTTAAACTTCACCATACTAGCCAAGTCAATTATTCACCGTGATACAAAGACAGAGATTAACTTTCGAGGATTTAGAGAGCAGGGAGCTTTTAACCTACAAGGGATGGAAGGTATTGATATAGTCTGGATAGATGAAAGCCAAGCCTTAACCAAGCAGACCTTAGACATTCTTATCCCCACGATCCGCAAAGACAATGCCAAGATAATATTCACAATGAATAGGTTTGTGAGGAACGATCCTGCTTATGCGCAATTCATTGACCGAGACGATTGTTTACATATTCATCTTAACTACAATGACAATCCTTTCTGTACTAATGCGCTCAAGAAAGAAGCTATTGAGTGCCAGAAGAAGTCAATGGAAGACTACAACCATATATGGTTGGGCTTACCATTAGACAAGACAGAAGACTCTGTGTTTACACATACAGAGATTGATGGTGCCAAGAGGGCTGTCTATCCAAAGAGAATGGGATATGGCACAAGGATAGCAGGTTTTGATGTAGCTCGGTACGGTGATGATAAATGTGCTGGCGTAATTATTGAGCAGGTAGGAGCGTTACACTGGGAAGTTGTTTATGTCAATCAATGGGATCACAAGGACCTCAACTGGACAACTGGCGAGATTCTAAAGGTTCACACAGAGCAGAAGGTAGATAAGTCTATTGTTGATGAAGACGGTATAGGTTCAGGGCCTCTTGATACCTTGACTAAAGGCAGAGGCTTGGATAGTTTTACAGGGTTTAGGAATCCATCATTGGGATATGATAAAGATAGATTTTATGGTAATCCACGCACTTCAAATACGTACAGGCTTAAGGATATGATGCTCCAAGGACACATTCATATTACTGATGAGGGTTTATTGCAAGAGCTTGAGACTTTAAGATATGAGTACGATCATAACCAGCGCAGGATATTAGTGAGCAAAGAGAAGATGAAGAAGCAGGGGGTCAAGTCACCCAACATGGCAGATGCTTTGATAATGGCTGTGAGCTTAATAGATGAGGTTACAAAGAAACAACAGAATGTGTATGGGGCGATAGCTAACCAGCGCAGGCCACAATCAGACAACTTGTTTGAAATAGCGGGAGTTCGATGAAGATAGCAAAATACTTAATGGATAATTACTATGCTCACACGAATAGAATGGATATTGTACCGACTCATGAACAGATTAACCAAGCTATTCTGAATCATCCTAACAAGATAATCGTTGTAAGGGACAAGGGAATATGTGGGATGGCATGGTTTCTTACCTTATCAGATGAGACCTATCAACGATTAGAGGACATAGATATTTCAAGGGTTGATGTATTACAAGCCTTGTGTTTAGAGAACGGGAAGAACTTTCACTTTGTATTACTTGCGGCAAACGGATTTAAGACAATTAAGATAGGTTTACGCAGGGCAATGAAGTTAAAACCAAAAACAATAAGCTGGTGGAATCCCAACTTTACAAAACTACATAGGTATATATGCCAATACTCCCATTTATCATAGCAGGAGCAGCCGTAGCAGGAGCAGCTACATCAATAGTTTCAGCGGTGCAGTCCTCTGACCAAACTAAGAAAGCAACCGAGAACGCCGCTAATCAACAAGCAGCAGCTAACGCTGCATTGGTTACGGCTCAGGATACAGCAAGTAGCCAAGCACAAGCGGCATTAAGTCAGAAGCGTCAAGCGGCAGGTGCTAGCCAAGACGTTTATACTTCACCATTAGGACTAACAACCCAAGCTAATACTGCGCGTAAAACACTTTTAGGAAACTAATATGATAGGCACAGAAGAACCAAAGAAGGTTAATAACGCAAAGCCAAGAGCAGATCAACTCCTAGACACGTACAGGATGCACAAAGGATTAAGGTCTAACTTTGAATCTTATTGGCAGAGTCTACACGACTACTTTTATATCGAAGCAGAAGATGTCAATACAACCTATTACCCGGGGACAGAACTAAACGCGTCATACCTATACGACTCGACAACCCTAGAGAGTGCGGACGTCTTAGCATCCGGGTTTATGAATTATCTAACGCCACCTACAAGCAAGTGGTTTGGTTTGACCCCCAAGAACCCAAAGAACAGGGCCAATAAAGCAATATGTAAGTTCCTAGAAGATTGCACGGATGAAGTTAATTATGCGCTCAACAAATCGAATTTCTACAATCAAATCATTGCGTCGTATAAAGGATCGGGAGTGTACGGCACAAGCATTCTCATTGAAGAAGAAGACTTGGAAGATGACATACGATTTAACTCCCTCGCTATCAAGAACGTTGTTTTGGTTGAAGATGGAAGGGGAAGGGTTGTCCAATACTTCATAGAGTTTGAGTATACTGCCAGACAAGCAGAGAGCAAGTGGGGACGTAAGGCTTTAGCTAGGCCGTTACAAGAGGAGTTAGAGTCTGGTAGTGAGAAGGCCAATAAGCACCTATTTTTACTTTACATAGCGACACGTCACGCAAGAGAAGTGCAGAAGTCAGATAAGAAGAATATGCCGATAGAGGCGGTTTGGATAGACCAAGAATCGCGTGTAATCATAGATGAGAGCGGATACAATGAGTTTCCTGCGTTCTGTCATAGGTTTGACAAGAGGCCATCCATTGTGTGGGGATTCAGTCCGGGAATGAAGACGTTGCCATTCGCTCGCATCTTAAACGCTATTGCCAAGACTAATCTAAGGGCTATGATGAAAGCGACTGATCCAGCCATAGCGTTGCCAGACAATGCTTTCATCATGCCGTTTAATCAGAATCCTAGAGCGATTAACTATTACAATAAAAAGATTATGGATCGCGGGGCTGCAGACTTGTTTACTTTACAGGGTGGCGCTAATCCAGAAGTCGGTATGCAAGCGCTTGAGTATTACACTAATCGTGTCAAGGCCATGATGTACAACGATGTTTTCCTAGCTTTTGATGCAATAGATAAGCGCATGAACAATCCAGAGGTCATGGAAAGAATTAACGAAAAGATGACCATGTTGGGGCCTGCGGTTGGTAGGTATGTATCTGAGATGCTTAACCCTGCAATCATACGAACCTTGGGTATCCTAGCGCGCAGGGGACGCCTTCCAAAGCCTCCTGTAGAGTTCATGATGGATCCTGACTATGAGATTGACTGCGTAAGCCAATTAGCACAGGCACAGCGTAGAAGCGAGTTAAATGCTTTAGTTGGTGGTCTGACGATTGTTTCACAGATGGCTCAGTTTGCTCCACAGGTAACTGATGCGGTTGATCCTGATAAGGTAGTTAATGAAGTCTGGGCGATTACGGGTGCTCCTGACCGTGTGTTGAGGGATGATGCTGAGATAGCGCAGTTGAGGCAGGTCCGTGGTCAGATGGCAAAGCAACAACATGATATGCAGATGGCGCAACAAGGGGCGGCGACTGTGAAGGATGGCTCACAGGTAGATTTGAATGTTGCAAAGGCTAAAGCGCATACAGGGATAGTTCCCCAAACGAGGGCGCAATGACAGTTGCAGAAGCAAAGACATTAAAAGCTAATATACACGCCACGTTTGAGAGTGCTCATGGCAAAGAAACAATGAGGTATATTGAGAAGATAGGATGCTGGACTCCTACGGTATACGATTCAGGAGAGACAAACGAGATTATCGCCCGCGATGCTAACAGGCGCTTAATAGGAACTTTAAAGTCAATAATGATACTGACGGCTGAACAGATAGCCGCCTTAACGGAGGAATGATATGTCTGATCCATCAATGCCCACATATGCTTCAGGAACCATCGCTTTAATGAGTACAGACGTTATCGCAGACAGCTCAACGAATACGACAGGAAGCACAACATCTTTAGTACAGCTAAGAGCGATAGGGGTTGGTACATTTAATGCAGACCATAATAATTGGGCGTTGTCTAAGGGCACGCCACAAGGGTTTCCGGGGCTACAAACATGAGTCAACAATCAAGTTCAGCGCAGGATCCAACGTGTCCTACATATGCGGCCGGTACAATATCAACATCTAATGGTTCAGCTATTATGATGAATAATAACGATAGCGCGGCACCGGGGCAACCCAATGGATACGCCAATACGTTCCCGGCATTAACAGTTGGTTCGTTCAATGCCGGATGGACAAACGGATATTTAACACAAACAAAACAGCCGGTCTATTGTAATGGGCTGGCTTCTTTCGGAAACACGGGACTACAAAGTTAAAGGAGAGAGTATGTCAAGAACAGGTAGAGCGCATCCGCGCAGAGGTAGTATCAAAGTACCAACCAATCCAGCACAACCGAAAGGA